CCCAGATCCAATATTCAAAATAGAAAGTGTAACAACTAACGTAGGTTGTATCGCCCGTGACAGTATTCAGGAATTAGGTGGGCAGCTATGCTACCTTTCTCCATCAGGTCTAAGGCAAGTCTCTGCGACCTCAAGAATTGGTGATACGGAACTAGCTTCCTTTAGTCAGGCTATTCAGGGCAGACTTTCAAATATAATAAATAACGAGGATTTAGACACAATTAATTCTTGTGTGGTCCGACAGAAATCCCAGTACAGAATGTTTGTGGGTGGAAGCACCTCTGAGGGAGCGGGGGTATTGGGTGGAATTGTTATGTCAGATGGCTCAGATAATTGGGAGTTTTCTGATTTAACTGGTTTTAAAATGAACTGCGCCACATCTGAATTTATCGGTAAAGCTGAGTACGTTTTACACGGCTCCTTTGATGGCAGGGTATATCGACAGGAAACAGGCAATAATTTGGGCGGGGATGACATCGTATCAATCTACAGTACACCCTATTTAGATTTCGGTGAAACTGAAACAAATAAGGTTATCCATAAGATCAATACTTTCATCCGCGCTGAAGGTCCGTTTACGATGAACCTCGACATTCAATATGATTGGGGTGATCCAGAGACTTCTGTCCCAACGTCTTACGTCCAATCTAGTGCGGGTGCGCCAGTTGTTTACGGTGGAAGACAGATCAAATACGGCGCGACGAATATTAAATATGGGGGTTCATCCAAGCCCGTAATGATCACAGACATTCAAGGTTCAGGCTACTCCGCGAGAGCTACCTTCGTATCTGTGGGACAAACCGCCCCGCATTCTTTGCACGGGCTAGTCTTTGAATATGCAAATTCGGGAAGAAGATAGATGACAGGCTATACCAGACAATCCACAGGATCGATCCAAAACACTTTGGACATCACGGCTGCACCATTAAATGCAGAGTTTAATCAGGTCCAAAGCGCATTTGGAACCGCAGGGCATTCTCACGATGGTACTGCGGGGAACGGCCCAAAAGTACCTCTTGCAACGTCTGTGTCTGGTTATCTTCTTGCAGCGAATGGCGGTTACGGCGGCAAGAATAATACCACTGCAACAGCTAATCCCACAGCTACCAACGATGTCGATGAGGGCTACGCAGTAGGCTCTCACTGGGTTAACGTCACAACAGGTAGATTATGGATCTGTGTAGGGAACTCAGATGGCGCGGCTGTGTGGCGTTCTCAGGCTCACATATCACAAGCAGATGACGCTATTATGCCCGACATTGATGGGACATCTAGCTCTGGGATTGGTTTAGGCACAGTCAATAAAAGATTTAAAAATATGTTTCTATCTGCGGGGGCCTCAATTGTAGGAAACCTCGTAGTGGGCGGCACGGTAAATTGTACCAGCTTGACCCAAACTTCAGACTATCGCGCTAAAAGAATTGATGGAGATATGTACCTTGCAGAGGACGATATTAAGTCAGTATCTCCCATGATGGCAACGCTACATAACGAGGCTACTTCCCGTCCACAATTTATCGCCCACGAATTACAAGATATATGCCCGTGGGCTGTGCAGGGAGATAAAGATGCCGTGGATGAAAACGGTAATCCCATTTACCAGACAGTAAACTATTCTGCTTTAATTCCACTGATGTGGGCTGCGATACAAGAAGCATATGACAAGATAGAAGATTTAGAAAATCGCACAGAGTGTTCTTGCGAATAGATTAATTAAGTGGTATAACTAACGTAGTTAAACGCCATTAACGAATCCCCTTAAAATTTGAACTCGGAGGCCGCAATGGTTTTATATACAAACCCTTTTACGGGACAAACCTACACAGGCGTTACAGAAGGTATGCTGGGCCAGTTGCAACACTCAACAAACCAAGGAATTGACCCAGCCAATTTACTTTTTGTGTATGGTCAACAAAAGAGCCTTGGTAGAGATGGGTATCAAGATTTTGGGGAAATTATTAATCCCGCTGGAAGTGCCGCCGCCGCCGCCCCTGCCGCAGCACCTACTGTAGACCTATCTGGCACAGGAACTCTTGAGAACCAAGAGGCAATAGAAACTAATCAAGGATTGATGAAACAAAAACAGAACCAAATTACAGCCAATCAATTAGCCGCCGCAAAGGCTAACATTACGGGGCAGGAAGCAATACAAGCTGGCATAGGCACTCAGGGAACCCCCAATGCTCAAGGGTTCAGCGCGGGTGGTACAGGACTTTATGGTGAGTTTGATACTCAAAACCAGTACTTACGAGATAGTTTCAGTGGACTACCAACATCATTTAAGATGCCCGAAAATACAGGTGGCCTGACAACCCAAGATTTATCTAATGCTTTAACCACCTATGGCGCGGCAACTGGTACTGATCTAACGGGACTAGCTACAGGCACGAATGTAACGGACGCAGTTAAAGGGCTTGCGACAGGGGCTAATGTAACGGATGCAGTTAGAGGGTTAGCCACTGGCATAAATGTCTCAGATGCAGTGAAGAACCTCGCTACAGGGGCTAATGTCACAGATGCCACCAAAAACCTCGCAACAGGTACAGACGTAGCTACAGCCCAAACTAATATCCTTGACCCTATTACCCGCGTAGGGGGGTTAAGTGATCTAGCGACAGCCATTGATACCAACCAAGCAACAAATCAAACGGCTCTTATGGGGGCTATTGGTGAGGTCAATAACACCCAAGGCGGCTATAAAACTTCCTTTGATAACTTAGCGGAGACTTACGGTAAGGATGTAAAACGAGCCGACCAAAAACGGGCTGATCTAGAGCTAGGACAAGGCAATATTTTAACAGCCGCAAATGCAGGGCTTACCCCCACAGATATTTCAAGCCTAGCCACCGCTAAGAACCTTCAAGACGCGACAGCGGGTTTGGCGCAACAAAGTGCGGTAGAAACAGGTTTTTCTGATGCAAATGCATTAATGGCAAATCAATTAAGTGGAGCAGATTTAACTGCGCTTAACCTAGCCACAGGCGGGGATGTTTCAGACGTAGCCCGTTCTTCGGATGTTGAAGGTGTCGCACAGGAAAGAACTCTATCAGGGCTTTCTAACAACATTAATGCTTTAGGTGCGGAGACTGAATCTACAGGGGATCAACTTGCAAGGATGTCTAAAGCATTTAACGCACAAGGTCAGCTTATACGTAATCAGGTGTTACAGGACGGGCGCATAGTAAGCAGAAGTATGGACCAAAATGGTCTGATGACAGAAGCCTACTACAATCAGATGGGACAGTTTTTAGACACAGAAATGTACGACATGAATAGTCTTCTGTCGGATATCGGGGGAGCGAACTCAGGAATTATGGCAGCATAGGAGAATAATATGCACCCCACCTCAGTTTCTCAGCAAGGCATAGACCTTGTTAAAAAGTTTGAAGGTTTGCACAAAGTGCAACCAGATGGAACCGTTTCAAGTTACCGTTGCGTAGCTGGGGTTACCACAATTGGTTTTGGTTTTACGAAGGGTGTTCGTTCTGGAACTAAGATGACAGTCGAGCAATGTGAGGCCCGTTTACTGGCTGAACTCAATGAGTTTGGCGCACAAGTACGCCGCGTTGTAGATGTCCCTCTAACACAGTCTCAGTTTGACTCAATAGTGTCGCTAACTTTTAATATCGGGATTGGTAACCTAAAAAGCTCTACTCTTTTAAAACGTCTTAATTCAGGAAATTACGGTGATGTTCCCGCGCAAATGATGCGTTGGAATAAAGCTAGAGTAGATGGTAAGCTACAGCCCCTAAAAGGTCTAACCCGCCGCAGGGCCGCAGAGGCAGCGGTATTTACAATGGATGCCCAGCTACCATCTGACGATGGTGGGGACTCCATGCCCCAAAAGATTAAAGTCCAAGATAAGAAGCCTTTAGCTAAATCCAAAACAATGGCGGGTGCGGGAGTTGCTGGCGCGGCTACAGTCCTTGGGGAAATAACTCCTCAAGTAGAGGCACTAATCCCCTATGCCTCATCGATGAAATCTCTATTTCTTGTGTTGGCGTTGGCGGGTGTGGCCCTAGCAGTCTACGCAAGGATGAAAGACCAGAAGGACGGGGTGGATGTTTAATATCTTTGGTAAGATCAAAGATTTAATAATTGCCGCGTTGGCTCTAGCAATCCCCGTCATTTATGTGGTGGCGCGGATGCGGGGCAAGGATGCTTACAAAAAGCAACAACTAGAGAATGAAGTAAAAACTTCTAAAAAAGTTCAAGATTTTTATAAGAATATGGCAAATGATGAGACTGATAATCTTACTGATCGTAGCTCTGTCACTGACCGCTTGCGAAAGAACGGTTTATAAGACGCAGCTAGAAGTGTACTGCCCTTCGATCAAATCCTACTCAAAAGAATTTAATAACCAACTCGCGGATGAGTTAGACGCTCTTCCTGAAGGGGAAAGTTCAATGTCTGAAGCAATTAAAAATTACATCTACCTACGGGATCGTATTCGCAGATGTGAAGTCGAAAGGGATAAGATAAATGGCTGAAGAAGAGAAGGGTTGGTTTGAGTCAATAACAGGCTACAAAAACGTGGGTGATATATTTGATGGTGGGGGTGCGCTAGACTCTGGGAAAACCTATGAAGATGGAGGAATAATTTCCACCGCTGCGAATGCTATTACGGGCAGTACTGCGGATGATACTACGGGTGATACTCAATCTGGTTCTTCTGAGATTTCAGCAATTTCCCCCGCTCAATCGGATGTGAATAAATTACTTGCCACGATGAATACAGGGTCAGACAGTATAATTGCTGATGTGGACGAGTCTGGGAATAGAACTGGTACGTTTCAGGTATATTCCAAGGAATATGGTAGTGATGGTAAAATAAAGAGTGATGTCCTACGTACTGATGTAACGGACGAAGAAATTAAGTATTATTTAGACAATCCTGATACAGTTATTTCTGAAGAAGATTATAAGAAAGGGAAAAAAACAGCAAGAATACTAGGTCTTTTTGCTGGTCCTTTGGGGCTAGGTTACGCGGCTATTTTAAAGTTGCAACAACAAGGGTATCTCCCCGCTGGCGGTACATACCCCGAAGGAACGCCCGAATTTACAGAAAATGATAGAGATAAGAAACTAAATGCTATTTTAGATAATGGGGATCTTTCCGACGAAGAGAAAAAAGCACAGGCTAATGCTTTAATAACTAGCGGCCTTACAGACTATGCAGCAAGCAATGCCAGCCAGCTTGGCCTAGATCAGGTAAAGCCATTAGTCGATTCTATTTTTTCTGACACTAAAAGTACAGACCCGTTGGTAGCTGCTAAATCTATGGCAGACGGGGCGATGATATCGGATTCTTACACAGGAGTAGACCCTAACGCAAC